ACAAGGTTCAAGAGATTGTGAACGCAACAACATCACTGATAACTGGCATGGGCACAATAGCGGTTGGCGTTGGCGTTGCGATGGCAGCCTTGGCTGGAATTGGCGCAGCATTTTCATTCATATGGGCAGGGATTGGACTAATGGCAATAGGGGCTGCTGTTTTGCTGGCAGCAACACCAGCCGTTCTTGCAGTTGCGGCGGCAGTGTTGAAGATGGGACAAGGAATTTTATCCATGACCGGAATGTCGGCTGCTGAGTCTCAGTCAATCGCAGAATCCATCAGCACTGTCTTGAAGTCAGCTGGGGACATTGCAGGCAGCATCATTGCGGCAAGTGGATCGCTGAGCCTCATGGCGGCACTTCTACCCGTGGCCATATTCATGGCAGGGGCGATGCTTCTCGGTGTGGCGGCACTGAAGATACTGACATGGCCGATCTATGCATATGTCAGCTCCATAGTGAAATTCTCACAGACCATAGGCAGCATACTTGACCCCAAGAAGGCGGCCAGCATGGGTGAGGGTGTGGCAAGTGTGCTAGAATCATGCGCCAAGGTTACCGAACAGATAATCAACGCAAAAGAGAAGATGAAATCAATCGGAGGCATATTTGGAGCCGTGAAGGAGTACCTAAAACTCCGTTCAGCCTCGTTGGCCTTCTCAATCATAAGCGGACCAGTCGTTGAATTTGTTGGCACAATCGTAAAAACCATTGATGAAATAGAAAAGAAAGTCGATATCAAGACGGCTGCAAGGATGTCTGTGCTCATGAACCAGGTTGGCAATCTGGTTTCAAATGTTGCAAGAATTATGACAACCATGGCAGAGAAGATAATTCCAATCACGCAAGCTGGCTGGCTATCTTCCAGTATTGGAACCAAGTTGGTCAAGTCGCAGCCTCAGTTCGAATATTTCTTCAAGGCCACCGCAAGGTTTGTCAAGGAAGGTATAGTAAATCAAGTAAACAACACATTCTCTGATATGGAATCAGTCAGGTCAGCTGCCCAGAAATTAGATGCGATGGCCAAGATACTAAGCTTGGTGGATCCAATCATTAGGGTTTTGACAACCAAGATACAGCCATTGACCGAAGGTGGAATATTCACGGCTTCTCCAGCAAAGAAGATTATGGCTGGAATGTGGCAGATGAGATACTTCTTTGCTGCGGTTGCTGGTTTTGTTTCAACTGGAATTGTGGATCCTGTGAGAAAGATGATTCCAGATGGCAAGGTTTTAAGTGAAGCTTCAGCCAAAATGGCTGCGATGTCAAGCATACTCAGATCGACAGCAAGCGTGATAAGCTCACTGTCACAAGTCATGGCATTCATGAAGCCAACCGGGATAATATTCAAATCATCACCACTTAGAGATATGGTGGCAAACACGATTGCGTTCAAGGCCCATTTCTTGGCCATAGTTGCGATGGTAAGGGATGGAATAATTGGCCCAGTGAACTTGCTTGGTGACGCAAAGATGCTCCAACAGACATCAAGCAAGCTGATATCGGTGGCATCGATCATGAGGAGCACATCGACGGCGATCACGGCACTCTCTCAAGTCATGGGATTCATGAAGCCAACTGGTTTAATCTGGAAGGAAACACCGCTCGACAAGATCACATCCAACATGGAGGGATTCAAGGCGAGCTTCATAGCAATCAGCAAGTTTGTCAAGAGCGGCATCGTTGATCCAGTCATAGCCACATTTGGTGACTCAAAGGAGATAAAATCCGCATCCGAGATAATGATTGCGATGTCAAGGGCAATGATGGCGGTTCCACCAATCATTAGGAACCTAGCGACCGCCATAGGGCTTATGACTGAATCCAGGGGCTTCTTTGCCCCAACACCAGTCAACTACATCAACAAGAACAAGGATGAGTTTGGCAAGTACTTCAAGGCCATTTCCGAGTTCATCCGTGATGGCATAGTCGTGCAGATCATGGACTCATTCAAGGATGTGCCAGTGAAGGACATCCAGGCTGCGGCAAGGATCATGAGTGCACTTGGAACGATCATGACATCCATACCAAAGGTCATAAAGGGTCTTGCTGATGGGGTGGTACCACTGGCTGTCGGCAAGAGCTGGTTCAAGGATGCCCCGATGGAGGAGATCCGCAAATCCAAGGGTGTCTTTGAGAAATACTTTGTGGAGACAGCGGCGTTCATCCGTGATGGAATCGTCGCACCAGTGAATGATGCCTTCCCAGATCCAAAGGGTCTGCAGCAGGCGGCAAGAACCCTTTCAGCCATGGCCAGCGTCGTGCGTAACATACCAACAGTCATAAATGGCATGGCACAAGGTTTGGTTCCACTGGTTCAGAGTCGTGACCTCACGAAGCAAGCACCACTTGCCGCCATCATGGATGCAAGGGCTGACTTCTACCAGTATTTCGTTCAGACAGCCATGTTCCTCAAGCATGGAATCGTAGAGCCGATCAACACCATTTTCACGGACACAAAGCAGATCAGCACCGCAGCTAGGACAATGTCAGCCATGACATCATTGGTGAGCAACATACCAGTGCTAATTAAAAAGCTCAGCAGTGTGATGGACAATGTAGTTGACAGCTCAAGTCTAGATTTTAGTCTGGTGCAGAAAACACAAGCGATTGGTTCATGGTTCGGTGGAATAGCATGGGCATTGGTTGACAATATTGTCAAGCCAATAAGGGAAATGCCTGGTTCAAAAGAATTCGACGAAATCATCCAAAAGCTTGGGCTTATGACTGAGTTGATGTTGGCGGTTAGCGATGGCGGCAAAGATTTTTACGAAGCAACAAAACAAATGGCAAATTCTGAATTTGGCCAAATTGGTCTTGCTTCATTGGGTATAGGCCCTGGTCAGATTTCAGTGATAGGTGGCAAAAAAGCTGCTGGCAAATCACAGATGGAAATCCTTCATACATTGGAAGATTTTGCGAATCAAGGCATGAAGAAGGGTTCAATATACACCCATGACGACAATGCCGCAAAGATTCTGCAGAGCATTGACACAAAAATAGCTCTTGGTGGTGGAATTGGCAGCTCTGGCAAAGCAGCCATGGACATGTCATGGATGAAATCACCAACGGCACAGCCTGAGGCCGGCAAGGGTGGCGGTGGCGCAGGCATTTCGGCTGCGGTAATGAGCACGATATCGGCTGGTGTCATAGCAAAGGGATTCCTAGACAAGGGCGGTGTGGCAGAGAAGATCCGTGATGGCTTGGAGAAGGTTGATCTTGGTGTGACCGTAGCCGACAGCGTCAAGGATGGCATGAAAATCGTGAAATCGCCAAAGGGTGAGTTCATGACCAAGATTTCAAACACCATGGAGAAAGTTGGCGAGAACCTAAAGACTGCTGGATCAAAGGCAATGCAGAAGGTTGAGGAAATTGGGCCAAAGGTGACATCATATGGCGCCAAGGCAATGGACAAGGTCAAAACATTTGGCGGCAAGGTGTCCAAGATAGGTTACAAGGCATTTGAGGCTGTCAAGTCATCAGCACCAAGCATCATGCAATATGGCGCCACTGCCATGGACAAGATCAAATCCGTTGGGCCAAAGGTTGCAGAGTATGGAAGCATGGCCTTCAACAAGGTCCGTGAGGTCGCCCCATCGGTGACCAAGTTTGGAGCCAAAGCATTTGAAAAGATCAAGGGCGTTGGCCCGAAGATAATTGAGCACAGTGGCAAGGCAATGTCATCATTCGGTTCAATTGGAAACAAGTTGTTCCAATATGGAACAAAGGCACTTGATGGATTGAAATCAATCGGCCCAAAACTTGTGGAATATGGAGGCAAGGCTCTCGAGACAGTAAAGACCGCTGGGCCAAAAATGGTTGAATATGGCGGCAAGGCTCTTGAGGCTGTCAAGAGCGCTGGTCCGAAGATTGCGGAATATGGTGTTAAAGCTTTTGAGGCGGTAAAAGGCGCCGGACCTAAAATTGCCGAATATGGAGCCAAAGCTTTCACTCAAGTGAAAAATTTCGCAGGACAATTTGTTCAAGCTGGACCAAAGCTTGTCGAATATGGCACCAAAGCACTTGATGCAGTGAAAAGTGCTGGTCCGAAGATTGCGGAATATGGAAACAAGGCATTTGAAGCCGTCAAAGGCGCTGGACCAAAGATTGCAGAATATGGGAACAAAGCTCTTAATGCAGTGAAAGGTGCTGGACCGAAGATTGCGGAATATGGAAACAAGGCATTTGAAGCCGTTAAAGGTGCTGGCCCTAAGATTATTGAGTATGGCAACAAAGCCCTTGATGCTGTCAAGGGAGCCGGCCCAAAAATAGCCGAGTACGGAAACAAAGCTCTCAATGCAGTCAAAGGTGCTGGACCAAAGATCGCAGAATATGGCGGCAAGGCATTTGAAGCAGTCAAGAATGTAGCTCCAAAAATCACAGAATATGGCGCAAAAGCATTTGAAAGCGCAAGGAGCATAGGGCCAAAATTGACTGAATATGGCGCAAAGGCATTTGCCAAGGTTCAAGAGATAGCACCAAAGGTGGCAACACTTGGTACCAAAGCCATGGCTGGGTTGAGCAACATGGCTCCAAAGCTTACAGAGCTTGGAACCAAGGCATTCCAAGGCCTAAAAACAGCTGGTGGGAAAATAGCCGAGGTTGGTGGCAAGGCATTTTCATCAATCAGCTCAACGACAGGCAAGATAGTCGGAAAAGCATTTGGTAAAACTGGAGCAATAACAAAGGGAATGGGTCCAGTTTCAAAGCTTGCTGGGGCTACTAAAGTTCTTGGTCCAGCAACCAAGGTTCTTGGAAAATCATTGCCATTACTCGGGCCACTTATCGGAGGCATAACGGGCGCAACCGAAGCTGCAGAAACTGGAAGAGGGACGGTCGAATCAACCTTACTTGGAGCAATTACTGGGAGTGCCAAGACAGGTAGTATGTTTAGCAGCTGGCTTGGGGTAGAGGAAGGAAGCACAGGTGACAAAGCCCTTGGTGTTGCTGGATCAGCAGCCACTGGTGCAATGACGGGTGCAGCAATTGGATCTGTTGTTCCCGTGATTGGAACTGCAGTTGGCGCAGCTGTTGGTGGTATAGTTGGAGGCGCAACAGAACTTTACAAGTGGTTTACCGAGGACGGAACTTCCATACCTGGGGCAATATGGGATGGAACTAAGGCGGTAGGCGAAACAATTTGGGGTGGTGTTAAAAGTGTTGGCTCTGCAATAGGAAGTGTCGCAAGTGGTGCCGCAAGCCTTGTCACTGGTGGAATATCCGCTGTTGGCTCTGCAATTAGTGGTGTCGCAAGTGGTGCCGCAAGCCTTGTCACTGGTGGAATATCCGCTGTTGGCTCTGCAATTAGTGGTGTCGCAAGTGGTGCTGCAAGTCTTGTCACTGGTGGAATATCCTCTGTTGGCTCTGCAATTAGTGGTGTCGCAAGTGGTGCTGCAAGTATGTTTGGTGGCATGTTTAGCTCCATAGGATCAGTTCTTGGAGGCGCTGCAAGTAAAGCAACCGATTTCGTTAGTGGAGCCATGAGTACAGTTGGAAGCGCTGCAAGTACAGTGTTTGACATGGCCACAGCACCTGCAAAAATGCTTGGATCAGGCATAAGCAGCATAGCATCATCGGTTGGTGGTTGGTTGTTTGGATCATCAGCCAATGATTCGGCAACTGCATCAACACAAACCGCAACTGCGGTTCCGCCCAAGGCTGGCATGCAAGACATGGTTCAGAGAGACAAAGCCACATCTGAGCCATCCTCAACCAACATTGGATCGCCAGAATTGACTAATATCGCCAATGAGACATCGTACCAAACACAACTCAACGAGCAAATGGTAGAGCTTTTAACTAAGTTAGTGGATGCCATCGGTGAAGAGAACTTATCGTCTGGAGGTTCGCCAGCGCCAGATGCTGATACATCATCAAGGAAAACCATGAACAAACCATATATGAATGCAAAATGGGCGTTCGGAGCATATATGCAAACATCTGGCAAGCAAGTTTCCAACATTGGATCTGGAACTAAATAATTTAAAGGGGTGAAAAATGAAGGCTACAAGAAGAGATGGAAGACTTATTCCACTTGACAAGTGTTATATTTCAAGCACTTTGGAGGCAAATGGCCCGTTGTATTCCAAAGGTGAAATTGACACTTTATATTTTGACAATCTACCAGACATAAGTGATAAAAAATCAGCTAAGTACAATGATGAAACTGGCATTGGAAGAACCGCTCCATTTAAAGTATATGCTAATTCTGAAAATAGAATGATTACATGCGAATGCCATTTTTTTGTACAACAAGAAAGTGGCCCGCAATCAGCAACTGCCATCAAGAACACACTTCGATGGCTTGAAGCGCATGTCTACCCTCAACAAGCTCAAACTGGAACTTATGTTCCGCCACCAATCATGGAAATCAAGTGTTATGAAAATTTGGCAGATGAAACACTTTGTGTTGTTTTGAACAATTACAATGTCAAGTTTGATCCTGCAGTTCCTTGGGATGAAGTTGAAGGTATTCCATACAAATTAGATGTAAGCCTTGACTTTGAGGTTGTTTACCAATCAGCCGACTTGCCATATGCGGAAGACATAGTTGTAACTGGCGGCTCTCAGTAACGGAGAAAAATCATGGCCAACAAAATAGAAGTCTCAAGGATATCAGCTGGTAAAGTGGTGGCTTCTGGCAGTAGGTATGAAGACAACACAGTAATTTACTATGGTGAAAATAAGTATATTACTTTCCCACTGTACAGAAAGACAAAAATTGAGAAATCAAAAAATGATAAGTACACAGTAGTGAACAAGGGATACGAATATAGACCAGATTTAGTAGCAGTTGATTTTTATGGTGCCAGCATATTTTGGCACATCATCATGGAAGCCAACGGAATAAAAGATATATGGGATTTTAAATCTGGATTAAGCATAAAAATACCTGGTCAAATTTCATAAGGAGCGAAATGGCTTGTCAAGTAAGTGGTGATGTAAAAGATTGTCTTTGTCATGAACCAGAATTACCACCAGCTGGCCGTGTCTATGCTCCTTGGGTTGAGCTTGATATAAGAGGTCTTAAAATTTACTGCGGAAATGAGTCATTCCCACAAGATCCACATTCAATGGTGATAAGCTCCATGCAATATGGCATGAGTCGTGGCAATGGCGGCATAACAGTTGAATTTGAGATATTAGCAGAGGGATCTGATGGGTACAAAAAACTTTTTGATCTAATGAATAAAACCGTCGCAAAGGCAGATGAGGAAATAAAAGCCACAAGAATGCGCTTTGGATGGATACTTAAAGATTGCCTCAATCAAGTAAATGACAAATTATCAGAATGGATACACATACTCCCAGTTAAAATGTCAACTAACATTGACAAAGGCATAGCAAAAATAAAACTTGAGTGCAAAGATCTTTTAGAGAGGCACAATGACCGTCGTGTGACTAAAAATATTGGCGAAGAAGGAAATTACATACCACTCAAAGACGCAATCATTGAACTTTGCAACACTCAAGATCCCGTTCTTGATGTGAGATTTCGTGGAAGAGACGGTGGAGAGTTTGACTTTGAAATTGAGCCAAGAGGCTACAAAGCTGTTTGGCAAGCAAATGAGCTGCCCTTGCTTGCAACAATTAGGTCTTGGGTCAGCACCACTAGGACAGTTGACAAGAAAGGTGTTTATTTTAAATATGATCCAACAAGTTCAGAATTAGTCATACAAGAAGATGATGAGTGTCGCAAACCAGAATTTTGTGGATGCAAGGGCAATATAAAATCATATGTGGTAAATGGCGGAAATTGCAGTCCCGTAATTGAATTTTCTCCTGAAATTGACTGGATATTAGACGCAGGCGGTTTTGGTGGAATTTCTGGTGGTGGAAGCACTGGCGAACAAAAAAAAGCACAAGAACCCGCAGATTTACAGCCAATCGAAGGTACTGGATCGGGTAACGAGCAAGCAATACCAATTGAATACAGTTATACAATACCACCAGAAATACATGCCTCCATGCTGGAAGACGCCAAAGAAGCAGCGACACTTGCAAACAAGCCATTTGATACAGCTAAAAGTATTCAAGGCGAACTTACAATAATTGGAGATCCTTTTTATGCAGACATAACTGACATTGGAAGGTACATCAGCATATCAGTTGTAAGTCCATATCAAATAAAAGGTGGTAGTAAAGAATCTTGCACATGGATAGCAAAGCCAGAAACAAATAAAACCCTCTCAAACAAAAATTGGATGCTTGAGGGGGTCGATCACCAAATAGAACCTGGTAAGTTTATAACTAAGTTAAAGGTTGGATTGGCTGTGCCAAATGCGGAACTTCCCGCTACCGATCCAATTGGCGGCGAAGGAAGCTGTGGTCCTTACACCGAAAATACTGGCGATGGCACATTCCTTGGAGAGGAAGTTTCATGAGCATCTCAAGCAAAGTCGCAGAACTAGAAAGAAAAATTTTGAGCCTTACCAATCAACTTGGGAGTGTTGAATACTCAACTGTGGCGATATCAAGATCAAACCAGAGAAGCCAGACAAGCGATACCAAGGACATGCATTTTGGTTTGATGGTTGGTTTAGTCATCGAGACTATAGACATATGGAAGCAGAACCGTGTCAGATTTTTCTGTCCAAAACTACATAGGGCTGATGTACAAATCAAAGAACTTCCATGGGCGCATCCAATATCTGCCATGGGCGGTTTTGATGATTCTGGGCTAAATTGGGTTCCACCAGCTGGATCATCGATTGCTTTGATTTTTGAAAATGGCAATAGAAGCTCAGCTTTTTACATTGGAACTGTATGGCCTAGGAATAGAGGGCCAGAGGGACAACACAATTGGGGTGTCAACCACCTTATGGATGAGTACTACAAGATATGGGAAGGTCATCGCAAAGGTTACTTGGTCGGACCCAATGATGAAAGTCAAGTTTTGCCTCCATGGAACACAGAAAGCTATAATGGTTTTGATTTAACTTCCATTCTAGACTTTGCTGATATGCCAGAAGTCCAAAGAATCATCACATTTCCAAACATTTATGGGTTTAAGACACCTGAAAAGCATGCCCTAAAAATGGTTGATGGAGATCCAAAGTGCAATAGAAGATGGAAAAGGATTGAGCTTATAAGCAGTACAGGAAACTGGCTGATGCTCAAGGATGACCATCTTCATTATGGCGGCCAATGGGCACACCCAGATTGCAAGGTTACTTTCCCAAACACGGACGAGATAGTTGCCGATGATGATGTCAGCTGTATAGCTGGGACACCAGAAGAGCCATATCCAGATATGGCAAGAGCAATAGGTATAGATGCTGGCATTGTGCCAACTGATGGTAATCCAAACCAAGGCGTCGATGAATTAAACGCATCAGCAAAGGCGCTAGCGAAAAAAAGTCAACAAACAAAAGATATAGTTCCAGATTATGTTCCAACATCAGAGATTCCAATATGTGGAAAACTGATACCAAGATTTTCATCTCAAGCAAGAACTGGACATCCCAAATCATCTCGTTACAAAGAACAAAAAGGGCAAAATCCATACTTCAAGCATGAAAACGAATGCCGTGCCTATAGGGGTCCAGAGACACCACAGAACAACACCTGTGACCTACCACAGTCTGGCATACAACTCATGAGTGTTGGTGGGCACACATTCGTCATGGATGATTCGGTAAGTTGCCCAGTTGGAATACCAGAATGGGAGAGAAGCCTTAGACCGTTCGACTTTGGTGCAGAAAACATATTTGAGGGAAGAACCTACATCAAATCTGCCACGGGGCACATGATTGAGCTATCCGACCTTGAGAAAGAGCCAGAGATAAGAAGCGAGTGGAATGGCATCAAGCTTTTGACGGCGTTTGGAAACAGAATTGAGCTAAACGACCATGAGAAATCCAAGTGCATAGCTGGCAAGCACCGTGGCATCAGCATGCAGACAACAAGCAAGCACCAGTTCGAGATGATTGATGAAGACAATGAACAATGTGGCGAAGGTTCCAGAAAAAGTCTTAGTCCAGAAAAACAAAATGAAGAACAAACGCCAGTCGGCCATGGTGGCGACCCAAAACCTCTGGCCAAAAAGGCATATGTGAAAATAAGATCTGGCTATGGACTTGAATTCCTCATGCGTGATGACAACAGCCAAATAACCACCCAAAGGCAATACATCCAGATTTACTGCCCACACAACACAAATTGTAGGGGGCCACACATTCACAAGTATCAAGAGGCACCCAGTGGTCCAGGTCTTGTTTTTCTGCGTGTTGCCGGCAACCACATTATAGCCACTACAGATGATCAAGTTGAAATCATAGGCGACATAGGTGGATGCTCAACACCACACAACAAAATAGAAATGATCAGCAAACTCAAGTTGGTGTACACCAGGGATTTCTATGTCAACATAACAAAAAAATCTCACATCTTCTACGCCAAGGACTTCATAGCCCTACTTGCTGGCAAGGATGGGCCAAAGAACAGCCCAAGAATAGGAAGGTTATGCGTTTATGACATGAAGACTGGGACGGTAAGGCTAAGTTCTAAGATCGTGGCAAGTGTTGGCAAGACAGACCCATGCATGTCAATAACTCACATATTGCCATTTGCAAAGAAGAGATGCAATCCAGCCAATGAAACCTCAACCGCAGGTGGTGCATAATGATATCCCAAAAAAGTTTCAAGGGGGTTCCATACCCAATAACAAAGAACCCAAAGGGTTTCTTTTACATTCAAAGTGGAGTTGACCAGATCAAATCAGACATGATTGTTCTTTTGCTCACAAATCCAAGGGAAAGGGTTATGTTGCCAGATTTTGGCACACCATTAAGGAAACTTTTTTTTAACCCAAATGATGCCAGCACTATCTTAGAGGCAAAAGGAATGATAGCCACTTCATTGAAAATGTGGGAGCCAAGAGTGGCGATTGAAAACATATATATTCAGTCAAAGCTTGACTCGGATAGCGCAAACCCAGACGATCCAGACCCAGACAACGAGCATGTTTTGCTCATCAGAGTTACATTCTTTGATAGACTTGATATCAGGACGATTAATGAGCTGAGGCTAGAAGTACCCTTAGGAGCTTAATATGACCAATAATTGTCCTTTTAATGTAGAACCATACGCTAAGGCTGAAATCATTAAAAAGCCAAATGTGTTCAATTTAAACTACACAAACCAAGATTTTTGGAGCATGAAGACAAGGCTCCTGCAATTCACACAACAAAGGTTTGCTGGCGAGTTTTCTGATTTCGTTGAGTCTTCATTGGCTGTAATGCTTTTGGAAAACTGGGCCTTCATTGCTGATACGCTTTCTTTTAAGATGGATCAGATAGCGAATGAAATTTTCATAGACACAGTAACTGAATTAGACAACGCATTCAGACTGTGTAGACTTGTAGGCTTTCAGCCAACTCCACCCATAGCAGCGAAAAGCTATTGGACGGCAAGTTTAACAAATGCAATAACCACAGATATAACAATCGCAACTCCAATTTACATTCAAGTCAATGGTGGCGGTGAGTCATTGGACATGGAATTGTTTGCCGCAGACGCAGAGGGAAATCCACTTTTTGATGACGACATACTTTTACCAGCAAATTCATTGGTCAATGCAAGCATTGTCGGATTAGAAGGAAAAACAAGGATTGAAGAGGTTCCAGGAACTGGGGTTGTAAATCAAATCTTCAGAACTGGATTTACAACTGTGATTTACGATAGCATCAAAGTTGAAGTTGATGGTGTTCTTTGGAACAAAGTTGATTTCTTTACAGAGTCACAACAGCTTCGTGAATACCGTATTGAATACAATTCTGACTTTAGTGCATTTATCATATTTGGTAATGGTGTTGCTGGCATGGTTCCAACCATAGGTTCATTAATTAGATTCACTTACAGAACTGGCGGTGGTGTAAGAGGAAACCTTGTAACTAACGCAACGCAAAAAAGCATTCTGGTTGATGTTCCTGGTCTAAGCTACACAGTTCCAGTGTTTCTCAACAACTACACAAGAGCACAATATGGTTTTGATGGAGATAGCCTTGAAGATATAAGGAGAAAACTACCAGCCTATCTAAGGACACAAGATAGGGCTGTTACAGGACTTGACTATAAAACCTTGACAGATCAGTTCGCAACTCCATATCAAGGGCAAATTGGAAAATCAACAGCAGTACTTCGCAACCATGGATGCGCCGCAAACATCATAGACATCTACATTTTAGCGAGAAAAGACACCGAAACACTTGAGAACGCCTCAGACCAACTAAAAACAGCATTGATGAACCACCTTGAGGCAAAAAAAATGGTTACAGATTACATATGCATCAAGGATGGTGTGCCAATCACGGTTGATGTCAACATATCTGTGACGATAGATAAATTTTACAAGAAATTCGAGGATGAACTCAGAGTTAAAATATTGAACAGAGTCAATAGTTTCTTCAACATCAGCCGATGGGAATTTGGCCAGAACCTCAAGGAGTCCGACATAGTCAAGGAACTTTCGGACTTAAAGGAGATTTCATCAATTGACATTGCTTTCAGCACGGATGATTCGCCAACTGCGACAAACATCGTGACCGCAAAATACTTTGAGATAATCAGGCCTGACATCATCGACCTAGGATTCGTTTACGAATAAAACCATGGCACAAAAGCGAATTACAGAAAACCCGACCCTCAATGACGAGATCGTACTCGAGTTCACCACTCCAGACGACAGTGGGTGCTTAATTGCCGACCCATACAAAGTTGACAAGATTGTCATCTACTTCATCGAGAGAAGCTTCGTTGACCCAACTCTCAATGAATACACGGAGGACATCTACAACAGCGAAAAGCTTGCTGCCACCATTGCTGCAGAAAAGCTTGCCTGCGATAGCCCAACCGAGGAAAACATCTTTAATGCCAAGAAACTCCGAACCGATCTAGAAAGCAGCGTCAAGTCGCAGAAGTTCTACTACAAGGATGCAACTCCTGTTTACACAGTTGGAACTGACACATTTCCGGCGTGGCTTTCCACAGACCTTGGAAACGCCCTAATTGAAAAGGTTGACGAAGACGAAGAGGGCAACACTCTTTATGGTAATTTCAAATATGTGTGGAAACCATTCAGTTTCCGTGAGGGAGACTATTTTGTCTGTTACACTTGGACATCGGTCATAGCTGGCACCAGCAAATCAAGCCACCAGAAATTCAGCATAACAAGTGTGAATGTGGAGGCAAACGCCATACCATCGCACTTCACACCGCTTGAAAAGTACCCAACACTTTTGGAGCGATACACTCCAGAAATGTTCAAGGCAAGACTTAGTGAATTTGACAGAACACCAGATGTTTTGAAAAAATTAAACCTTGCCATAGCCGATGGCTTCACAGTGCTTGAAAACTACGCAAATCAGTTGATTGACCTTTATGACGCAAATGTTCTAACCGAGCCATTGCTTCCATTCCTTTCGAACCTTTTCAATCTGAGGCTAAAAACAAACGACCCTTACAGGTGGAGACGACAGATAAAAACCGCCGTGCCATTATTCAAGAAAAAGGGGACAATTGGCGGTCTCAAGGAATCACTGGATCAAGCTGGTGTGAAGTTCATAAAGCTAACAAGGCTTTGGCAGGTAATCTCAAACCACACATGGCAAGAGGTTTTCATATACGATGGTCAGAATGATATATTCATACTTGACAGAACCGCATTGCCACTTGACCTTGACAATTTTGAGCTTTACATAAGGTATGCAGACAGCGAAAGTTGGGTCGCCCTATCTTCAGATTACATCATGTTTGACGAGGTTGATGGATTATCCGTGCTAAGGTGGATTGGTGACACGCTTTCCGTGTCACCAATAACGCTCGCTGAGGGCGACTCCGTAAGGGTCATCTACAAGGTCAGAGAGGTCATGACCGGCACACAGCAGACAATCGAGGATTACATCAGGATGCTGCCGCTCATGGACTCCCGTGACGAGCGTGACAACCAATACCCTGCAAAAAACTGGAATGTGCGGCTGATCGAGGAGACCGACCCTCTGTTTGACATCATCATACCAACAAAGAACCCATTCCATGACGACATTATATTTGGCCAAGTAAGGACTGAGTTCCCGTACAGCGAAAACATATACAACATGGAAGAGTACAACGGAAGCATACGCAACAGCAAGGATCCATGTGACATCGACAAGAACTTCGTTGACCCGTGCCACTCTGGCCTTAGCAGCAAATACAACATAGACCTAGAAATTGAGTATTTGAGCAATGACAGGATAGTTGAGGCTCATGATGTGCTCCGTGAGTGCCTTCCATTCCATGCAGTTCTTCATGTGATGAACATATACGGCGGCATAAACGAAACGGTTACACCACCAGAGGAAGACTATGAGATACTTGTTACATTCCTCCAAAACGCATTCACCATATCTGGCAACGCACAGATGTGGTTCAACAGGGTGATGATGAAGGGTCTCAGTGGACCCCAGGCGGTACTTAGAGACAGTCTTGCTGCATCAAGCGTCGTTGACTCTGGAACTGGGACAGCTTACAACGACAGTGTTGTGCTATTTTGCGGCGAGGCAAACTTCAAATCCATAGGCATGATCACTGACGGCACGGCCATACTCAAGATATTGAGTGGAACTCTTGCCGGTGAGTACAATGTTGACAACCCAACTCCAAAAACGGTTGAATTATTGTCAATAGCCGAGCCGATAAATGAGACAAACAACATATTCAGCTCAAGGCTCGCCCTCAACCAGAGAGCATTTAGCTTTCGACTGTCAAATCCTATAGATGCATCGAGCACAATAAACATATACCAAGACAACCTCTTCAAATTCATTGACGCAAGCCAATCATTCTCTGAATTCAAGTCGCTCTGGGATGTCAGTCAGGGTTACAGCACAGCATCATGGAAAATCAAGATACCAGCGTATTCCGCAACCCCATTCAACATAGTGAATGTGCAGAGCGATGGTTCATTGTCGCTTGAGGACAATGGGAGTTTGCCGTCAAGCTCAGCATCGCCACTTTCGTACACGGCCTACGATCAGTATAACAATGAGATTTTCAGCAGCAGCTCAGGTGCCTTGACAGTTACCTACAGGGGCAGGACGGAGGTCTTGAACACATCGCTGCATGATGTGAAGAATGTGTTTGTGATTGGTGACTACCAGAAGATATCTGGGACAGAGTATAAAATTGTTGGCTTCAAGGATGGGACAGACGACCAGTTCTACATCGATGGCTACAACGGCGGCAATGTCGCAGGTGCAAGCTTGACAACATTTAGAAGGCTGCTTGACAACCAAGTGGGTTATTTAAGCCATAAAGGCCTCAAAATTCAGATATCTGGTGATCTCGAGTCAAGCCTATCAATAAACAACGGGGTGAACGGTGTAGTGGCAACACCACTTGAGGACGATCATTTCAAGGAAAATTATATTGTTGAAATCAATGGAAACTTGTATTTCATAGCCGAAATCGATGGAAACAACCCAGTTGGAAACACCACAATAACCCTAGAGGGTCCAGATGCATACTGGAAAACCATATCTGGCGGTGGCACATCTACAACATACAACATATACCGTTACACCAAGACCCAAGGCGTGACCATACCAGGACAGCAGTTTGATCTTGAATCCGCCACATTTGACACAATCGATAGGCGTGGAAGGGTGACTGTTGGCAATGACGCATCAGGAAATGAGGAGCTGCACATGCTGCAGTCACCAAAAGATAATTTCTTGGAATCAACCGGTCAAAAAGAAGGGATTGAATTTATAATAGAGTATAGTGACGGCACAAGAAAGAAAGGCGATATATGAAAGAATTGCATGAACCACTGAAAGTAATCGGCACTGTTGAGAGGGTCATTGAATATTCCGATGGCAGCAAGGAGGTTTCTGAGGTTAGGAACACCATCCTTCGCAAGGGTCGTGAGGCGCTTGCCAGCAGCCTAGCGAACAGCATTGGGTCAACCTACAACTTTTACATCAACAAGATGATATTTGGTGATGGTGGCACATCTGGTGGCACGCTTAAAGTCGTTGATAGTTCAAGGACTGGTCTTTTTGGAGTCACCAGAGCGAGCAAACCAGTAATAAGCTCGGTTGACACGAACATGCCAAGTCAAGTCGTGTTCACATCAGTGCTGTCATTCGACGATGCAAATGGTTATGCCATCAATGAAATGGCCTTGCAGATGTCAAATGGCGACCTATACAGCATGGTAAACTTCGCAGACCTAAACAAGACAAGCAGCATGCAGATAACATTCAATTGGAGACTTTCCTTCGTCTAGGAGATGGCACATGCCAAGCGCAATTAGCATTGTAAAAATACACAGCGATGAGGCTGGAAAGAAAGTCAACATGCTGGTGGTTGGCAACGAGGTCTTTGACTGGGGCATAGATGAGGCCTCGCTCATACGCACAAAAAAGATGATAGACCAGAGGCCTGACATGAAGGAATCCATATCCATGTCCATCATCAACCATTTTGTTGACTGCTTCTGTGAGTTTCTTGGCCGCAGTGTGACTCTTCCAGAGATAGTTGAAGCCATAAAAAAAGGGGAGATCTGATGGGGAAATCGCTCCGATACGACGAGAATGACGATAGGTTCTACATCAAGGAGTCAACCATCAAGGGCGCCGGCAAGGGGCTGTTTGCGAGGCGCAGCATCAAGAAGGGAGACCACATAGAGATAAGTGGCGTCATTGTCGAGAGGGATTCATACGCCGACAAGTGCACGACATTTGCCAATCAGTACAAATTCGCTCTAGATGTCATCAAGCTTGGAAGCGGTGATATAGTCACCGGCAACAAGATGGTCATACCACTTGGATTTTCCGGCATGGTGAACCACATGGATGAGGAGTCCAAGAGAAATGTGCAGATAGAATACATTGGAAATGAATGCATCGCCTATGTGTTCCTTCGTGATGTATCCAAAGACGAAGAGATACTTGGCAACTATGGCGATAACTGGCAAAATTTGCTCAGTTGGATGCAAAAACAACACGAATCAAACAAGACAGATAAGAGTGACTGGCAGAGCTTCCTTGAACTCGACCTTTACGATCTTGGGAGGTTATTATGAACTACTGGCTTGACAAAAAACCGGCGCAAACACCAGCTGAATACAATAGAAAAAGCATGCGCAGGCGAACATTCATATTTAGACAAATGCGCATAGACAGAAAAAAAATTGTCCCCAAAAACAATCAAAGCAATACTCCATAGATAAAAGGTGAAACATGGTCGATTTATCCAAGCTACCAGTACCAGAATACCAGCCAAACCAGCCATACCATTGGGAGTATGACAACCTTCCAATAAAGAATCTAGAACTTCGTGACGAGCTCATAAACAATGAGCTTGAGAGTGCGTCGCAGATTCTACGCAATGGCGCTGGTACCCAGGGAAACATGGCGAATAGGATCGACCAATCGATCGACGCAGACGGCAACCTCAAGTCAATTGCGGTTGATCAGTCCATGCACAGCGTGGCTGAACACACGGATGCATCAAAAGATGTGGATGGAACCGAACTTAGCTACATACAAAACACACTTGGATTCAACAGTGTAACAAACCCAGTATCATTTGTCCGCATGCTTGATGCAGAGAGGTCAAAGCTAAACCTTGTGGCTGATGAGGCGACAAACATTGACTTCAATGTCCAGAGCCCAAGCTCAATCGTGTCCATATCCGAGGGCACCATATCATTACAGCCATCAGACACCATCTCGTGGGACATCACGGCACCTGTAACGCCGTCCCAGCCATTCATCATCAAGCCAAACCTAAGCATCGGCACCACATTCGCCCACAACCACTACTATGACCTTGAACCAATAACTGCTGATTACCAGAACTACTCGGTGACTGGTGTGAACACACCATATATCTCAGGGAGCTTGCGTGTGTTCGTAAATGGTGTTAGAATCAATTCCGACTATCCGATTTACTGTCCAGGCAGCGACCCAACAATGTCATGGACACTCAACAAGTTCACGCCAAACAACACTGGCGGCACCTTTGTGCTCGACAACGCCCTGACATCGCAAGACATCATCAGGATAGACTTTGATATTTCACTGACATGAGATCAAAATGTACGAACCAAAAGAAATTGACCTTGGCTTTATCATTATAACCCCAGAGAACAACCCAAGGCATGTGGAGATAACCGTTTCGTCACTGTCGGCGAAATACAATGGTCGCCCATATGTGACCGTGGTTACAGACTCCATACTTGATCAAACCATGGCTGAAATGTCTAGAGTCGGTAAAATTTTCAGCGCCAAGAGCACCTACAGCAGCCTACTTAGCACTGGCATGAAAAATGCACCAGCTGAATGGAACATGATAGTAATATCTGGGACACAGCTTAGGAACCGTGTGCACCGAAAGTATTCATGCTTCATTGAGTCGCCAAAAGACATACTTTATCCAATAGTTGACAGAAAAATGAATTTCGTTGATGGTTCAGTCAATGGCATAGTGGTGCACAAGGACGCCTACGCAGATCTTGGGGACATGCCAGAGTCTCAGAACCTAAATGAATGCAAAGCTGCTTGGGGTCATCTTGCTGTTTCCAAAGGGTATAGGTTCAAGGGTGTTGTTGGCGCCGCATTATGTTGATTTCTGGCGTAGCAAGTACCATGTCTCATCATATGCATCGCCACTTTCGATGCGTTGAAGATAGGCGTATAGACCATCCCATGAAGAAAACATGTGATCCAATGGCATGAAACCAAAATACCAAACTGGTATGTTCTCTATGCCATCTGGACAAACCAGCAGCGTTGGCTTCATGGTACGCCAGCTTTCAATGATCTCATGGTGAGTCCCAACGGTTGGCACCTTGTGTGGAAGGAAGGCTATTGTCATGTCGCACTGGTACAACATGCCAAGGTCTTTTCGGACAAATTTCTCGGCTATTTCCTTCATTCGCATGTAGTCCTTGTCGGCCTTTGCTCGTTCTACCTCAGGAACCCACTGCTGCTTGGGGTCAAGAGCAGGGTCAAAAATCTGGATGCCGAACATTCTATGCAAGTCGATTGATGGTTGAGTGCGGTAATTGCCATTGCTGAATTCTATGGGGCCGCTGAAATAGGCCTTTGATCCATTGAGCATTGTTAATCTCCCGAAAAAATGAATTTTAAATCATTTACAAAACAAATCAATCTCTAATATTTCAAGGAGAAAACCATGGAAAACCAAGATCTTATGTCAGAACTGCGTGATGTTCTTGTCAACGAGCCAGCAGAACGACACAGTTATTTTCAAATGAAGTATTTTATAGTTGGAAAGGAACCAACCACACAAGCGAAAATGTGGCAATGCATAAGGGAAATCAAGTCAAGACATGATTCCCTTGAGGCCATTGAACTGGAGATTGAGGATGCCAACGACAACCTAGAATTGATTGAAATAAACATAAATAGGGATAAGGCAATTCTTGACAGGAAGAAGTCCAAGGGTAGAAGCCCGACGGCAATCAGGATTTCCGAGATCAACTTGAGGAGAATCGAGCGACAGAGGCTGGCGGCCAAGAAGAACATCGAGGCTCTTGCCAAAAAAAGAAAATGCCTGCAGGAAGAGGCTAAATTCTTTTTGCTGGCGTTCAAGAGCTTGAGGGATGTCGAGCCATTGCTGGATTACGATGACCTAAAGGCTCAGAAGCAGTACTGGGGTGAGAAGCTACTCCAGAAGATAAACCTCAAGATGCTTATGCAGTCCCATGTGGACACGGAGCTCATAGAGACAGTGCTTGCCCTGCCAGATGACATACCAATCAAGGAGCAGACACTCAAGAACCTTGACATGAGGCACAAGCAGATGGTCGAAATGAAGAAGCATACGGAAACAGCCCTGGCCAACAAGCAGGAGACAGATGGCAACTAGAATTTCGACACTGACACCAGGTTATTCCATTGGAAACCTATCAGCCTTCCCACTGGCTCTTGATGACAAGCAGACCATGTATGAGGCCAAGAACAATGCCCACACAACCCTCAAGCAATCCCTTTCTTTCAATGGAAAGTATGTGATCGTTGACAACAACGAGGGGTTCCCACCAAGAGGCTTGATAAGGCTTGGGCCTCCTCCTGGAAAGGCTGGCAACCATGAGATAATCTACTATGGCAACAAGAGTGATGGCGTCTTCTACAACCTTGTCCGTGGCTTTGCGGGTTCACGCCAGACAATATGGCCAGCAACCACAAATGTAAACCATAGCGTTATGGCCGAGCACCACAACGCCCTCAAGGATGCAATACACAACATAGAAACAGACCTTGGAACGGCCAGCAACCCTGCGGCTGCATCACTCAACGGAATCCTCAAGCGGCAAGAGAACATATTCCTTGCTCCCAAGGCCATATTCAGGGCAAGCAAGATCATAGGACAGCCGCCGCTCAAGGTCAGATTCCAGAATTTCAGCACTGGCCCTCTTGTTAGGTACCTCTGGGACTTTGGCGATGGCACCACATCAGTGCAGAAGAGCCCAACACACACATACCAGTCCGAGGGGATATATTCCGTGCAGCTGAATATTGTCTCAATACTTGGAGCCCAAGGTATAACGACAAAGAGCAACTACATCACAGTGAGTAAGCAAGAGATAAACAGTTTCTTCTATGTGACCCCAAGCACAGGTTATTCACTTGAGACAGCCAATGCCATGTCGATCGACCCAACTGAATTTAGGCTCATTGATCAGACTGATGGTGACATTGTCCAGAGGTACTGGATATTTGATGGAGATGGGACGGTTGATGGCATACCAGTCACAAACCAGAGTTACCAAGAGAATAACCCAAACAAGCACGAAATAAGGTTTGTATTTGACAAGCCTGGTGAGTACACACCTGGCCTTATGTCCATTTTGGAAAACTCTACGACAAAGCGTACATTCCTCAGCGAAAGCATAGTGGTGCAATAATGGTTATACCTTCAACGGTAAACTTCCCAACAAGCATTGACGGTGACAGCACCTTGTTCCTTGTGCATGACAGCCTTCGTGTAACATTGTCGGCTGACTACAACCCAGGCGACAAGTCAATATTCATATTTGGTGACAATGAGATCATAAGCAGATTCCCCGACTCCGGCTTCATAACTTTGACAGAGCAGTGCAGCGATGCCGATGTTCGTGCGATAACATTCTACTATGGAAGCAGGACGGTGGTTTCTTTTGACAATCTAGAGCTATTGCCATGCTTCACTGATGTGGCCAAGCCAAGAGACATCACGCATGTAACCATGAATGTAATGGCTGAGCACCACAACGCCCTAAAGAATGCCATCATAGCGATCGAGCAAACAGCCGGCAAGAAGGGTGAGATAGCCCAGCAGCCACTGACTGGAACCATGGAGGCGAGAATAAACTATCTTCGGAAGATCGCACTGGTTCCAAAGGCATGGTTCACATCCAACACAAAGATTGGACTTATACCACTAACGGTTGAGTTCAAGGATCTGAGTTTTAGACTTGGGACTGATGGAACAAGTGGCGTCATAAGTTACATATGGGACTTTGGAGACAACACTGGACCATCAATTGTGACCGTAAGTACAACTGATGGTCCAATAAGCCAGAGCAATGTCCTTGTGCAAGACTTGGATGGCGGCACGGTAAACAAGGTTTACAGTAGGCCTGGAATCTATGATGTCAGCTTAACGGTGACTAATGACTTTGGATCCGATACGGTTGTTTTCCCAGAATACATCAATGCACGAGTTTCGGCACCAGAAGAGGCTGTAATTAACTTCAACCTTAGAACTGGTCAAGTTTTGACAAGATCTGGAGTGCCGACAAATGGACCATACACAACAACTCCAGTGTTGAGGACGCCAGTAAACACATTTGTTGACGCAGAAGTTCCGACTGGCATAAACCCAAACACAGGAAGGACTTACGCTGGTGAGGAATTATCTGGTGGAGTGCCAATTGATGGAGTGACAAGCTATACATGGTCTCTCGCAGACGATCTGACTCACACCAATTCATCTGCTGTCCGTGGGTCATATAGCATTGGTGGCATCTATAACATGGTGCTAAGGTGCGACACGCAATACGGAGCCTACAGAATAACCACATATGAAGAAGCCATAGATGTTGTGGAAAAGTACAATCTGTGGCTGTGGAACTACTTTGCAGCAAGCCAGATAAATGCATATGAGTTTGGCCTTGTCAGTGAGACATTCAAAACCACATTCACAAACCCAGTGACTGTATCTAGAAATAGCAGTTTCCTTGATGGCCAGAACAATGAGGCTCAACAAAAGAGGGAGTTCAACAGAAATACTGGTTTTGCTCCACGAGGAACAACCTCAAGTGGCAATAGTGGGGTTGGACTTTTGTATTATGCATCTGGAAGAGGTCCATCTGACCCATCCTCAAATGAAAACATAAACATACATGAATTCAATGGCTTCACACAGACATACTTGACACAGAGTCCATTGAGCAGGCCATGGAACTGGGTTAGTTTGCACAGCACCACAAGCCTTTACTTTGTATTTGGTGGCCTAACAACATCACAGCTGCCAAACACAAGTTTAACCAACCAAGTGAAATCCAAAATATCGCTTTCTGATTTGTCAGTCACAACGGACACTCTGACAACAGCAAACTACAAGAATGGCGCCCAAGAACTTAAAAACAACGAAGTCACATATGACATCTCTGGAAATCCAGTCCAGGGTCACATGAGTGTCTATAGATCATGCTGGAAGGATAACGCCGGATTCATTCTTAGAAACCAAGGTGTTGGAACATTCTTCCGAATCAAGAACTTCTATAAGACATCTGGGACAACATCGGAATATTTCTTGGACATCAAGAAGTTGACGGATATGGCTGGCCCTGCAAAAACTGAAGGCAGGCTCGTTCCATTGAGTCAAGGAGTCTACTTCTTCAACAATACAGGGGCAATATCGGCATACAACCCAAACACGGACATATGGGAGACTGGCGGCACTGGTGTAAATTCGGCTTCATTCAGGCTCCTTCAAGACAACACAGTTGTTGACTTTGACAATCAGGCAAACACATTGCTGGCCGCATCAGATTCCGACAAGGTTGCCTATCTGAGCTTTGATTACAGCACAAAGCCATTCATAAAGTTCAATGAGACGACTCTGACATTCAGTAGCGTCTCGAATAGGCCATCTGGCAACCAATTTGCCATGGCCATTTTCTAACATGGAGACCTAGATAGGTAAGAAATGTCCAGCAATTTTCCGCCGATCCCTGTATACCCCAAGCAGTACGACACTGATCGCACTCTGTACTTGGTCTACAACACCTCGGAAACAGTGACTACTGCAGATAATCACCCATGGGAGGCCACGGTTGATATCACCCCAGTTAACCCATCTGAATGTGACATATGGGCAGAAAATGGCTTTGCCAACATAGATGGGGAGCTTTTCTATTACGCCTCAGTTTCCAAGAACAATTATGGCAAAGTTAACCAGCTTACAAACTGCGTAAGGAATCTT